GTCATACAAGATACCGTAGGCGCCATGGTTTCTGGTAATACAGAAAGTAACATAACTGTCACATACGAAGATTCTGACGGGACGTTAGATTTTAGCGTTACAGGTGGCGGCTCAGTAAGTGAAGCATTTAAAACAATATCTGTATCTGGTCAAAGCGATGTAGTCGCAGATGCAGCAGCAGATACGCTTACTTTAGTAGCTGGATCTAATATGACCATCACCACAAACGCTAGTGGTGATGAAATTACATTTGCATCATCCGGCTCTGGCGGAAGTCAAAATTTATTTTCAACGATTGCAGTCTCAGGGCAATCTAACGTAGTTGCAGATGCAACCACAGATACACTTACTTTTGTTGCCGGGAATAATATAACTTTGACGACAGATGCAAGCGCAGATTCAATAACTATAAACTCGACGGCCTCTGGCGGAGGTGGCGGTAGTTCTACGCAGTTTGCGAAAAACACATTTACCGGTGATGGCAGCGCAGTAGATTTTACATTGACACAATCTATGACTTCAGAAGATGGTCTTATTGTATTTATAGATGGTGTCTATCAAGCTGATAATGTTTACTCTGTATCGGGTACAACGCTAACATTTGCAACCGCTCCGGTTAATACGAGGATCATAGAAGTTTTTCAATTAGAAGGCGGCATAGTCGGATCTGCTCCTGTAGTAGACACAATGACAGGTGATAATTCAGATACAACCTTAACTTTATCAGTATCACCAATATCAGAGAATCAAACCTTTGTAACTTTTGATGGTGTTGTTCAGCATAAATCAACTTACAGCGTATCAGGCAACACACTTACTTTTGCTACAGCACCGCCAACAGGCGTAGCAGTAGAATGTATAACATTTACCAATGTGACAGCAGCGACAGATTCAGTCGTTGATACCTTTAGT